CGCCCACGCGGGCCTCGGCGCCCACGCTGGTCCCGTCGCCCACGCTGGCATAGACGCCCACGCTGGCCCCGTCGCCCACGCTGGCATAGACGCCCACGCTGGCCCCGGCGCCCACGCGGGCCCCGTCGCCCACGCGGGCCTCGGCGCCCACGCGGGCCTCGTCGCCCACGCTGGCCCTATCACCCACGCGGGCGCTGGGGCCCACGCGGGCCCCGGCGCCCACGCTGGCCCCGGCGCCCACGCGGGCCCCGTCGCCCACGCGGGCCCTATCACCCACGCTGGCCCTATCACCCACGCGGGCGCTGGGGCCCACGCGGGCCCCGGCGCCCACGCTGGCCCCGGCGCCCACGCGGGCCCCGTCGCCCACGCGGGCCCTATCACCCACGCTGGCCCTATCACCCACGCGGGCGCTGGGGCCCACGCGGGCCCCGGCGCCCACGCGGGCCCCGTCGCCCACGCTGGCCCTATCACCCACGCGGGCCCCGTCGCCCACGCGGGCCCCGTCGCCCACGCTGGCATAGACGCCCACGCTGGCCCCGGCGCCCACGCGGGCCCCGTCGCCCACGCGGGCCCCGTCGCCCACGCGGGCCTCGGCGCCCACGCTGGTCCCGTCGCTCACGCTGGCATAGACGCCCACGCTGGCCCCGTCGCCCACGCTGGCATAGATGCCCACGCTGGCCCCGGCGCCCACGCGGGCCCCGTCGCCCACGCGGGCCTCGGCGCCCACGCGGGCCTCGTCGCCCACGCTGGCCCTATCACCCACGCGGGCCCCGTCGCCCACGCGGGCCTCGGCGCCTATATCGGCAGATGGGTGCACGTCAGCCCCTGGGTGTACTCGTGCCGTCTCGTGGATCATGTCATCCTCCTGTACACCGGACAGTATACGACAATGTTTGTCAGATGCAAACCTTTATGTCCGCAGTGTGGCACCGCACGACACATGCGTATGCGGTGCCACACTGCGGACATCTGAACAGGATCAGGATCCTGTCCGGGCTTGTCAGCCGGATGGCGATCACAGACGGTCCTTGCAAGTCGCGCCCGAGTACCTCTCTGCGCTAAAACCTGTTAGCTTACCATGCTCGTAGCAAGCAGCTACCCTGCAGGTGCATCCCGACTGTATGAGCACCATATTAATCAGACCCAACGGCCCAAGCGTCAAGGCACCATTCTTGCCATTAACAAAGCCACACACGAACGGAGCCTCAACCTTAGCAAAGATCCGCTTGAGCAGCTTGCGCCGATCCATGATCCATTGAATGGATTCCTGATCGGCCTTTAAGCCCTCGTTCAACGCCTCGCACACTTTCTCAGTCAACAAACACACGTCTTTTTCTCCTTAAACCGCCGTGTCCCGGCACAATGCCAGGATCAAATCCTCTTCGGTGCAATAACCTGTGTCCAAGGCCCATTGCAGAAGCTTGTCGCCATCGATCTCCCTGTACTGCACGCCCCTCCCGTCCGCAGTCCTCCTGTAGTGCCGATCCCCCCCGCTCAGCGAAACCACAGCCATGCCCAGCCTGCGCAGGCTCGGGGGCTTCTCGTGGGTCGTGTACATGTCCCAGCATTCCAGCAAAGCCTTCGATGTGATCAGCAGCCGTCCTTTTTCTATGCGTACCCCTCCCTGCCTCGTGGCATCCATGCGCATGGGATCCAATAGGTACGCGCAGCACCAGTTGCATACAGCCGACGGCAGCCCTTGCCCGATGGCTAACCCGCGGTGAAACGCGCTGTCCACACCGGCCGCCAAAAACCTTCTGCTCCTGTCCACAGGCCGGTTGTCGCGCAACCACAGCGCGTGCCTGGCTATCGCATCGCCCTCTACCATTGCATGACGCCCCTGCGGACCGACGGACTCGAGCACCGCGGCCGCGCTGGCGTCTGTATGAATGTACAAAAACCGATCCACCACCGCGTCGATGTCCTCACTGGTCAGGTTTTCATACGCGTCCAACAGGTGCCGGTTGTTAGCCGCCATCATGAGTCGCATGCACCCGTGCACCACGGTGTCGTGCTGCGAATACTTGCGTGACAGGGTCCTGTCCCTCTCCTGCACCAGCGATCTGAGCCACGGGGTGCTGGCCTTCTTCAAGTTGCGCTCCGGGAGCTCCTCGTCAGCGAATATCAAAGGGCACCGCAACAACGCGTCATTCCACCCCTTGCACAGATGCGCCATGTCCGTGGGCCCACCCTCGGTCCAAAGACGCGACAAACCCCTGGCTAGCAAACCCTTGCCCACATCCTTGGGCCCGTCGAGGTACAAGATGGCGGCCGGCTGATCCAGCAAGGTCGCCACCGCCACCCAGTCCAAGAGCTTCTCGTGCTGCCGGCCCCCCAGAGCCCCCAACCACCTGGCCACATCGGGGTCATAGCGCGGCTCCAGCTTGCGCAGTGGACAAGGTGCCTCGACAATCAGATCGCCAGCCGGATCAAAGCGCGTCTTACTGGCACAGAGATCTATCCGCAGGTGCCTCGCAACCGTCCCGTAGTCCTCCATGAGCTCCGATCGCCGCTTGTGCCTGGCCCTGCCCTCTTTGTCGATCACCCATGTCCCGACACCGGCGGATGATGCCGGCGCCAGATCCCGAGCGGCCGCCGGCGGCAGCATCGAGTCGCAGACGGTCGGCATGTATGATCCATCTTTAAAGATATAGTAACGGTTTTCGAGTTGCACTATCCACCGGTTGCGTAGATCGTCCACTGTGCACCCCATGTCCGCGGCAAACCCCTCAAGCTCCTCTTTGCTGTAGGGTTCTGATCGCAGTCCCCCAAAAGCCTCCCTGATGTCATGGACGAGCGCCGCCTGCCGGGCGGCCTGCATGCGCGCCTGATCCTCCGCCACGCGCGCGCACGCGCGCCGCACCTTGTCCTCTATCACCTCGGGCCCTGGGCAGTCCGGCGCCTCCCTCGCCATCACCGCGAGCGATGGCCGAGCAAGGCCCGCCACCGACGCGGCATCCGCGTCCGGCCACCTTGCCGCAATCCTCGAGGCGGCCATGAACATGGACATGTCCCTGTGGCCCGGCTCGGCAAACGTGTCTCCCTTGACAATCGCCCGCAGGATGCCGGCAACGTCCTTGGCCCCTTCCTGCTGGCTGCGGGCAAGCGACGAGGCAAGCTGCGACAGGTCCCCCCGCGTGATCCTTCGGGTGCCGGCGCCTGCCACCTCGCGCGGAGGCTCGGGCATGGACAGGATGGCATCGACATCGAGGGATAGTCCCTCCTGCTGCGACAAAAAATGCCGATCGCTGCGCTGGCTGCATGGCAAAATGTACATGCGGGCCAGATCGCGGCATTGCGGATCAAGCAAGCCCTCGAACAACACTTGCATGCGTCCCCAGAAACCTGGCCACCCATGCGCCTCCACCGGCCTAGACAGCGGCATGGCCAAACGAAACGACCATGATCCGTCGGCCTCGTGGCGCTCCGGGTGAGACCAGGTCGTGTACATGCAGCACTCGAGCCCCTGCACCAGCGACAGCACGCGCAGCATCCGATCCGGAGGCAAGCTATCGAAGTCCGCCATGAAGAAGGTGGCGCGGCGCACTTGGTGGGAGGATCGCGCCGCGCCCGGCAGGTACTCGACGGGGGAGATCCGGCGCTGCCTGTCCTTCTGCCCGCCCGGGCAAACACGCAGCTTGAAGAGCTCACCTCGGAGCGTCTGCCACGGCACCGAGAGGGGTTTCGGCACCGTGTCGTACGCGGTGTCGAACATGGACACCACGACATCTTGATGGGTGGCGCGGCATGCGATGGGTCCGGCGCATGCCGCGCCCGGCACGGCGGGATTTGCCCGGTGCCGTTCTCCAATGATTGCATCTGTCCAGGACCCATTGTCCGAAATGTGCCACACAAGCAAGGCCGGAATCAAACCAAAATAGGTAAAACAGGACAAAAAAATAACACCACACCAAGACACACATTTTGTACATGTGATTGTAGGAGGGAACCGGCGCGGCGCCGTTGTGTATCAGCACTCATACGCAAATAGTCGCAGATACGGATTGATACTTTCATAAAGTATTTTTTTTTATCAAAAGTTTCACGCGTCTAACATATATACACTATTATTACTATATGATTTATAATAAAAATATAAATATATAAGGTAGTATATAATAGTACAGTTCATACATATAATATATATAAGAGTTTGCAAAATCGAAGTGTGCTGTGTAGTGTGTATATGGCCCATTTGCTCATATAAAGCGCCGGTTGCGGAATAGTGGTTTGTATAAGTACTTACGCCGGATCCGGATTACGGAATAGTGGTTTGTATAAGCACTTGACACTTCGATGTAGGTATGTCATCTTGCCTGGGTGGATACAAGGCTCAATCTATACTTGGAGGCCGACACGATCCAGAGGCTGGATAGGGCTGTCCGGCGCATGTACCTGGAGTCCAGATCGGATCTGCTGCGTGCGGCCGTCTATGAAGCCATCCAGCTGCTCGAGCAGGGTGAGTATGCGCCTGTTGATGAGGACACGTGCTGCTCAGTAAACGTGAGCGTGTACGTGGGCCGTGCCGTCGTCAACCGGCTGCAGGTGTTGTGTCTGTCGAGCTCGTTGACTTACCGGTTGCGGGACAAGCCGAAGCGGCCCTTGACGAGTGCCAAGGTCGTGCGCGATGTGCTACATTGCGTGTTGAATCTGCTTGAGCAGGGCGTCCGATTGAGGATTGGAGATCGCAATGCGAGATGAACCGATGGCGTGGGGCGAGGCGATGCTGAGCCTTTTGACTCAGAATGGCAAGTTCTACGACAAGCTGCACAACCTGAGCCAGGAGCGGCTACGAGCCCGGAACAGGTTGGAGGCGCTCCGAAAGACGCGCGAGTTCGTGGACGAGCTCTTGGCGCCCTATGCACCAGTCTGCACACGGCTCATCTCCGAGGCCACACGCAAGCTACAAATCCAGGCGTCAGCTAATGGGAGATTGATGCCGGAGGGGCTCGAGCTCCGAGCCAGCACCGGCCTAGTGCAGCTTGATTGGGGCAAATCCGAATCCACAGATACGCACATCACGATGCGTTTGATCGTCACGCATGCTGAGATGATGGACATGCCGGTTGTCGTCGAGGAGCGCGTGCCAATTACATAGACTTGCGCCGGCGCCCGTTTTGTGGCAACAATTGACGGATGAGTTGCTCCGATTGTACTCAATAGGGTTGGGAGGGTGCAATGAGCATAGTTTTCACCGGTAATCTACACAGACGGCGGGTATTTGATGCTTAAAGACAAGAGATTTATAGATTGGGGGAAGTACTCCATCAGGATGTGTTACACGATGCACTCGTGCATACTGTGCGGCGGTACAATTGCCAACGGCAGCGTGTACCGTGATGGTGGATACGGGCGCAGGGCCCACGTGCGGTGTGTTAAGTAAAAGAGGCTGCAGGATGGCTAATTTTGATTCGAGAACAGCTCAGAAGATCAATGCATTATTGAGCGAGATGGCGGCGCTGTTCAAATCCGATTGCGAGTGCACGTTCATTATGCGCCGGCCGGGTGATCCGGAATGTGAATTAGTAGCGTCGAATGACGACCTGAATGAAGTGATCCTAGTGCTACAGCGAAGCAAAAAGCGAAGAGGTTAAAGGATGCCAAGCGCGTCCCGCATTGAGTCCTGGCTCCGGTACGACGGCAAGCGCCGGGGTACTGCGCATCGGCGCTTGATCGAGCGCGCACGTTGGCACACGCGCACGTTGCACAAGAGGGGGCTGTGATTGGAGGCAAGACGAGATGAGCGAGGAGAAAACGTGGCACCGGTGTTGTCTGTGTGAGCACGGGCCGGATGGCGGACTCGTGAACGCATGCGACAGCTGCAGCGATGTTTATAGCGAATGGAAACCCAACAAGGTCATGCTCGAATGGCACGAGGATATGCTGGCCAAGCATCCGCATTTGGCGGCGCAGCACTGCAGACTTGCCTTGAAGGATCGGCCATCATTCAAGGAGATCTACATGCGCATGGCGCACGAGCTCTCCCAGCGATCCACATGCCGGCGTCTGCAGGTTGGGTGTGTGATCACATCCACGGACTACCGCAAGGTACTGTCCGTGGGCTACAACGGCAATGCGTCCGGCCTGGTTAATGATTGCGATAGTGACGAGGTGGGCAACTGCGGATGCCTGCACGCCGAGGAGAATGCGGTAATCAATTGCGACTCGCCACGATACGTGGAGAAGGTGGTATTCTGTACGCACCTTCCGTGCAGGATGTGCGCTAAGCGAATCATCAATCTCGGTGGGGTGCGGGTCGTGTACTACGACTTGCCTTACAGGAACACAGAGAGCAAGGACATGCTACTTTCGGCCGCCATTCAATGCTGCAGTTTTCAGATCCAAAAACCTTGAGCCGCAACCTGTCTTGTGGCAAGCTGTGACAGATGAAAGGGCGCCGTCTTCTTCTCCTGTGGATCCAGGCTGTCGTTGCAGGCAGAACGGCTGTTCGTGTGCTGGTGCCCGCCTCCTGAGGTCTCGTGAGCATGTTGCGGCAACGGCGGCCTGGATCATTCGATTTGGACACTGACAAAGGTTTTTGCAGATCCGTGCACGTGGTTGTGTGGGCAACAGCTTTTGCACTGTTCTCTATAGTGTGGGTGTTCGTGCTGGGGTTTGCTTTTGTCATGACGGTTGTGCATGATCCGGAATTGTCTTGCATGAAGGCGGCCATTGATGCCATGGGTGGTTGCGGTTGGTACTTGTTGATGGTTGTTGCTGTAGTTGTGCTTCCGCCTGCGTTTGTCGCTTCCATAGTGGCTGCCAGCAACTGAGGCATTGAATGGCGGACAGGTGGGCACGCGCCGAGCTCTGCGCCAGGGCGCATAGAATTCTATACGTAAAGGATGGCGTTGCGCACACCTGGTGCGGATTGCCTGCCGATGGCATTCCGGAATATCGGATCAGGATCACGAGCACAACCAATCGAATCGATCAATGTCATCGGTGCAATGCCGTTGCCGATTCATCTGTAGGCATCGAATTGCTAGAGGAAGAGTGATGCAGATTGTCGAGGCCAAGGCGGACTGGCTCGTGCAAGGCCTCAACAAGGATATGCAAACCAACGCCCTGATCAATGCCATGTGCGCCCGAATGCATCGCGACGGACAGCCGATGCCGGTGGTAGTCGACGACGCCACATGCAGGGTGTTGGCTGGCGCGTCGGCAGTCGAGGCGGCCGTGCTTCTCGAGTGGGATGACGAGGGCAGGATGCTGCAGGTGGCACTGCATGACGGATCCCCGTTGTGCTCGGAGATCGTGTGTTGGTGGCGGCGGTTTGAGCAGCCTGTCACGGCGCCGGACTTTCCGGAGGGAGCGCTTGAAGGCGCTATCCGTGGGATTGAGGCAGGTGCCTGACGAGCTTCCGCTTGAGCAGCGCTCGGCGCTGATGCACAAGATCAAAGGCAACTACATGTTGCCAGAGCACCTGTTGTGCGCCGAGCTCGACAGGCTCGGCGCTGACTACGTGCGTAACGATCGGAGCCTGCCGGGCACACCCGACATTGCCTTGTATGGCTTGTGTGTGGCAGTATTTGTCCATGGGTGCTTTTGGCACGGATGCCCGGATCATTACCGAGAGCCGCACACACACACTGCGTTTTGGCGGCAGAGGCTCGTGCGGATCAAGAGGCGCGATAAGTTCGCCATCGAGCGCCTGCGCATGTGCGGATGGAAGGTTGTTGTATTGTGGGAGCACGAGATAAGGGAAAAACCAGCGGGGGCCGCAAGAAGAGTGCTCCGGCAAGCTTGAAGCCCTGGCACAGGCAGCCCAAGGAGCCCCATGACTCGTGGGAGGGTTTCATTGTCTACCGGGACATGGATGGTCGATCCGTGTCCGGTGCGGCGGCCATACTTGGGAAGGACAAAACGGATATCGATCGCATGGCCAAGCACAATGCTTGGGAGAAGAGAGCTCTTGCTTGGGATGCGGAGGTACAGCGCAGGATAGACAAGGCAGAGATGGATGAAATTGTGCGCATGGCCCAGCGCCAGACAAGCATAGCCATAGGCATGCAGACGGTTGTGGCGCATGAGGTCAGTTGCTTAATCAAACAGATCCAGAGGGAGGAGTACAGGGCGCGTATGGATCCGGCATATGAGCGGGTGTCGGTGGTGAAGCCTTCTGTGATCACCAAGATGGCCGAGGTGGCCGCTAAGCTAGAGCGTGTAGCTCGAGGCGAGCCGTCAGACATAACCAAGTCGGTCCCTGTCGTGGATCCGGACAAGCTTTCCGACATGTCGACGGATGAGCTTGAGCTGCTGGACAGGCTGCTCAAGAAATTGTCATGACGTTGTCGGTGTCCAACAAAATACGTCAGATACCCGTGGCCGCATTGGATGCTGTGCACGCCGAGCTGGCCCGGCGCAAATTGTCGTACTTTGTCAGGGAGGGATGGCACGTGCTCGAGCCGAGCACGGATCTTGTCTGGGGCCTGCACATAGATGCCATTTGTGATCATCTCGAGGCAGTCTATGACGGGCGCATCTACAACTTGTTGATCAATATCCCGCCAGGTCATATGAAGTCGCTTCTTGTCAGTGTATTTTGGCAGGCGTGGATATGGTTGGACAATCCCGCGTGGCAGGTTTTATACGGTTCGTATGACATGGGTTTGTCTACTAGGGATACGTTGCGGTTTCGTGATTTGGTGACATCCGATTGGTATAGGGAAACCTTCCGGCCGCGATGGAGACCTAAGGCTGATCAGAATACGAAGACATGGTTTGCCAATACGGCAGGTGGTTATCACATGGCTGTGTCGGTCAGCGGTAAGGGGTTGGGTTTCCGTGGCGATGCCCGAGTGTTTGACGATCCGCTCAACGTCAAGCGCATGCCGACTGAGGAGGAGCTCGAAACCGCCATATTCTGGTGGGACAAACGCATGTCGACGCGCTCCAATGATCCGCGCACGTTTCGGAGCGTGGGCGTCATGCAGCGCTTGCATGAGGGGGATCCCTCCGGACACATACTCGAGGTCAACGATCAAAGAAAAAGGCCGTATGTGCATCTGCGTCTACCCACGGAATTCGATCCGGATGATAGGTGCGAAACATCGATAGGCTTTAGCGATTGGCGTACTGAGCCGGGCGAGCTGTTGTTTCCTGAGTTGTACGGTCCGGATGAGATAACAGAGGCGAAGGTCAATCTGCAGCACCACTTCGCTGGGCAGCACAACCAGCGGCCCGTGCCTTTGTCCGGAGGCATCATCCAATTCGCCTGGATCAAGTTTTGGTATCGGCGACGTATGGCGCCCACGCCTGTGCGGGTGGTGCTCGAGGATGGCGAGACCGTTACATGTGAACAGATTAGGTTACCCAAGAACTTCGACTGGAAGGCCACGAGCTCCGATTTGGCATTCAAGGACAAGGCTACAAACTCATTGGTTGCTATGCAGGTATGGGGTGGGATCAAAGGCAACTACTTTTTGTTGGATCAGGTGCTGGATCACATGTCATTTGTCGCCACGTTGGCCAACTACCGCAAGCTGTCCGACAGGTATCCCGATTGCACCGCGCACTTGGTAGAGGACAAGGCCAATGGGCCCGCTCTCATGAATGTGCTTAGGAATGAAATATCCGGCATGATTGCCATCAACCCGAAGGATTACGGAGGGAGCAAGGAGTCCCGGTGCGAAGCGGCTGCCCCTTTGTTCGAGGCCGGTAACGTGTACATACCGCATCCTTCCGAGGCGGACTGGTCTGACAGGTACAGGCAAGAGATCTGCACATTTCCGCGCAGCAGGCACAGTGATCAGGTAGACTCGACCACGCAGCTGCTCAACTGGGCACGCAGGCGTACGGCGGCAAGGAGAAAACTGGCATGCTTGGCAAAGCTTTGACAAGACTGGATGGGTGGCTCAACGCAATTACCGGATTGGGCCAGATGGGCAGGGACAAGCGCCTGGCCGCATCCTATCAGACACCATCGGAATTCGCTTATGGAGATCTCGACAGTTTGTACAGGGGGAGCTGGCTTGTAGCCCGGGCCTGCGATCGTCCGTCGTCCGAGATGGTGCGTAAATGGCTTGAGGTGAAGACCGGTGACGATGCCGACATGGGTAAGGATATTCTCAAAACCATCAACAGACTCGGGGCAAAGGAAGCCTTCAAGCAGGCCAACATATGGGCCTATCTGTACGGGGGAGGCCTCGTGCTCATGGGTATTGATGATGGCCAAACCATGGACATGCCGGTGAGGGAGGAATCGATAAGAGGAATAGAGTATTTGCGTGTGCTGGATAGATATGATGTCAATGCCGCAGGATTCTACACCAGCGAGCAGAAGCCCGGCAGCGCGGGCATGCCGTCCAGCTACAGGCTCAACACGGTTGTAGACACCACAACTGTGGGAGTCGATCCGATTCACGAAACGCGGTTTCTGCGTTTTGATGGCGTGGTCACGCCCAATCGCCGCCGCATCACGCAGAGCATGTGGTGCGACGGCTTAGTGACAAGATTATTCGAGCGTCTGCGCGGGCACGATACCTCTTGGGGAGGCATAGAGCACCTGCTTACGGACTTCGCTCAAGCCGTTTTTAAATGCAAGGACTTGGACAAGCTCTTGGCCGAAGACGGCAGCAATGACTTGTTGCAACGCCTGGCGCTCATGGACATGGCCCGCAGCGTGGCGCGAATGGTCGTGCTCGATGCCGAGACGGAGGATTTTGAGCGCAAACCCACCCCGATAAACGGCCTGGGGCAGGTCATGGAGCTTATGATGGAGCACCTTGCGGGTATTCTCGAGATGCCTGTGTCTGTCCTTTTCGGCAAGGCCACTCCCGGCATCGGCGACACGGGCAACAGCCAGCTCCAGCAGTGGTATGATCGCATTGCGTTGGATCAGGAGACGCGCATCGTGCCGCAGGGCACGCGCCTAGCTCGATACACGGCCATGTCCATGGGCTACAGATCGGACGACTTGTCTGTAGATCCATTGCCGTTGAAGGAGATGTCTGAGAAGGAGCAGGCCGATCTGCACAAGACGCAAGCGGAAGCTGATGCTCTTATGATAGACAAGGGAGTCGTCTCCGAGCTGGAAGTACGCAGATCCAGGCACGGGGGCGACGGCTATTCGCTCAACACCGTGCTGGACGATGCCACAAGTGAGATGTTGGAGGCGCAGGACGAGCCGTTACCGGAACCCGGGCAGGAGCCGTTGCCTGAGCCCGGGCAGGAGCCGGTACCGGAGCCTGGAATCGGCAGAGGACAGGCAGGAGATATTCAAAAGACAGTACTAAATGGGGCGCAGGTACAAGCGCTGGCTAGTGTACTCACATCCTACAACAACAGGGATCTGACCAGGGAACAAGCCGCTGCTGTGTTGGAAGTAGGTTTTCTTCTCGGATCACAGGAGGCTTTGCGTCTGGTGGGAGAACGAGAGGAACAACCGGAGCCTCCGGCGCAGCTGCAGCCTTTTGCGCAGCCGGGACAGAAGCCCGAATCCGAGCCCGAGCCCGAGCCCGAGCCCGAGCCCGAGCCCGAGCCGGACGAGATCAAGGATGATTCCGATCTACATGAAGACTACAAACGACATGTGGGCAATAAATGGATAGTCTATTCCGAGTCGGGCAAAAAGCTTGGCGAGCATAGCACTGAAAAGGAAGCCGACGAGCAGCTGCGCGCCATTGAGGCATCCAAGGCCAGGCGTTGATGGGATCGCACGCCACACAGCTGGCCATTGCCCTGCGCAATGTGCCACCCAGGCGCGGGCGTAGGAGAAAAAGACTCCCTCGTGTCTTGGTGCCCAAGGTCGTACAGGCTTCTTACTACTCCGAAATAGTCAGGTTGCTGGAGGAGGCCAAGCGTCTGGTGGACAGGGACGTGCCGGATGCAATGCGAAGTCTTCTCCTGTCGAGGCAAGATGCGGCAAGGCTGGATTCACCGTCCGATTTTTCACGTGTCATCGACGGTCTCAGGTTGGAGTACGCCCGTATCGTGGATCGCGGCATGTTGGAGACTGTAGCGGAGGGAGCTGCGGCCAGCGTATTGCGGAACAACAGGCTGCAGGTTGGCCGACAGTTCAAGGCCATCTTGGGTATCGATTTGTTGGCGGGGGATCCTCCTCTTGAGATGCTCATGCAGACATTCACGATTGAGAATGTCTCGCTCATCAAGACAATATCCTCGAAATACTTTGACGAAATAGAGCAGTCGGTATTCCGCAACTGGCGGGCCGGGGTCAGAGCCGAGGAGATGATCTCCGGTATCATGGATCGCTATAAAGTATCCAAGAGCAGTGCCATGCGCATTGCAAGGGATCAGACCGGCAAGCTCAACGGACAGTTGGTCGAGGCCCGCCACAAGGATCTGGGCATCAATCAGTACACATGGCGTGGCATAAACGACGAGAGAACGAGGAGCCTGCACAGCGAGAGGATAAAACGCGAGGCTGTGTACAGCTGGGACAATCCGCCTGAAGGAGGTCATCCTGGCGAGCCGATTCAATGCAGGTGCTGGGGCGAACCCTACATACCTGGGGTGAATGCATGAGACTGCCGCATGTCGGGCGGGCTGTTTAGGCGGCCGTCCCTGCGCCTGGCATGCGGCAAATCTTGCCGCTTGTATGACGATTGTTTTTTGGCCTATTGTTAAGGTGCATGGCCTTCAGAATCGACAAGGGCTCCTACACAAGATCGAGGGCAAAAAAGTTGCCAAATGGCTTCTTGATGGCACCTGCCACGCTGACGCGCACTGGCGTGTTCCAGTACCTGCAGCAGGATGGCAGCATTCGCAGGGAGCTGAGGCTGCCAGAGGAAGTCTTTGCCGCTGACAGTCTTGCCACCTTGCATCTTGTGCCTGTTACCTCGGAGCATCCCAAAGATCCGGTGGACATCGACAATGTCAGGCATCTGTCGATAGGGACTACCGGACAAGATGCAAAAGCGGATGGTGACAATGTGGTGGCCACCCTGCAGTTGCAGGACAAGTCGGCCATAAAAGATGCCGAGGAGGGCCGGCGCAGTGAGGTGTCCTGCGGCTATTGGTGTGATTCGGAGAAGTCGCCCGGTGTCTACAAGGGCGATAGTTACGATGTAATACAGCGCAACATACGATATAACCATGTTGCCATGACAGTTCGAGGCAGGGCCGGCAATGCGCGCATCCATCTTGATAGTGCCGATGGGGACTATGCTGAGATGGTGGGATTGAGATGCGATGCGTATGATCGAAACCCAGGGAAAAAGGGGCAGCAACCGATGAAGCTGACAATCGACGGCATTACGTTCGAGGTCGAGAATGTGCAGTTGGCGCAGGCCGTGAACAAGGCCATGGGTGAAAGGGACGAGCAGATCTCGGCACTCAAGGCCGACAGCGAAAAGCTGATCAAGGACAAGAGCGAAGCCGAGGCCCGTGCTGCCGTAGCCGAAAAAGATCTCGACAAGACCAAGAAGGCGCGCGAGGACGCGCAGAAGCCCGAACATGTGCAGGAGCTCGTCAAGGCGCGTCTCGATCTCGAAAGAAGGGCCGGGCCGCTGCTTGCCGATCAACTCAAGAAGGACAACAAAGAGATCGAATCCTTGTCTGATGATGAGATCCGCAGGGCCGTGATTGCCATTCACAGTCCAGATCTCAAGCTGGATGGCAAGGACGAGGCTTTTGTGTCCACCTACTGCGAAGCTGCCCTGGTGTCATTGGCCGACAGGCAGGACAGTGATGCCAAGAGGAGCAGGCACAAGGTGGAGGATGCCGCAGCCAATCTGAAGGCACGGGATGACAGCGAGTCGAAGGATGCCGAGGAGGCATATCGCAAGGACACGCAGGAGGCTTGGCAAAAGCCACTGCATAACACGGGTAGCTGACAAGGTCGCAGGGCGGCCATAGGCATTGACTTTTTGGCGGCCCGGAGCCGCATGGAGATCGACAGTGTCGCAAACGAGCTATGACGAGCAGGAGATGGGGATCAATGGTCAGCTGGCCGATACCGGGCCGCGCCGTGTGGGATCCTACATCAACGAAAACGCATCCGGCATCGGTTTCGGTTTGGGCGTCAAGCGTGGCAGCGCGGTAGCTGCCGGCAGGACAGGTTTGTTTGACGAGACCAGCAGCGCGGCAGATGATCTGCGGGGCGTGACGCTGCACGACTACTGCTATAACAACGCGTCTGATGCTGTGGAGAACATCCCTGCTGATGATACAGGGAGCATTCTGGAGGAGGGCCACATCCTTGTGACGGCTGAGACTGCCGTGGCTGATGGGGATGACGCCTATGTGCGCATCGACGATGGCGTGGCGGATGCTACCCAGACCACCAAGGGGAGTTGGGGCAATGACGATGACAGCGGCACGCGGCGGCATGTCAAGGGTGCCAAATTCCGCAGCGCCGCGGCCAAGGGCGGTTTAGCCCAATTGCACGTCATGCCGGGATTCGGCGGGTTCGATCTGGACACGCGGGTGGAGCGCATCGGCGAGGGGGACAACGTGCTTGTCTCGGCGCCGGTCGGCGAGCCGGATCGTGTTAAGTATGTCGGTCAGGTGAGTACCATCAGCTCCACCACAACCGTGGAGATGGGTGTTGGTCCAGCGGTGGCGGCCAAGCTCGTGGCCGTCTACCTGGACGCCACCGTGGCCGCAGGGGATTCGACCGATCACTGGACGATCGAGGCCTTGAGCGGTTCGACATCTTTGGCCACATGGGACACTGACACCGGTGTGGACGGCGCCCTGGCCAAAGGCGCGCCATCGGCCATGAACCTGACCGGTAATGACATCACGGCAAATGACGACATCACCGTGGTGTTCACGAAGAACAACAGCGCCGCCGCGTTCAGCGCCGCCGGTACCGTGACTATGCACCTGGATGTCAACGGCATGGTCAAGACAACCACAATCAACATCGCTGCCGGTGTAGAAGGCGAAGTAGCCAAGGTCGTGGCGGTCAAGCTTTCCTGCGGCATCACCGTAGGTGACTCGACCGATCATTGGACAATCTCCGTCAAGCAAGGATCTACCGAGATCGCCAACTGGGACAGTGACACGGCCGTGGACGGGGCCATCACGCAAGGTACCTATACCGATCTCAACCTGGTCTCGGAAGCCGTGGTTGCGGATGGTGCAGCATTGATCGCGGTGTTCACCAAGAACAACGCGGCTGCGGACATCACACAGGGCATGATCCAGGTGGAGCTCGCCGGCGGGGATGCGCTGGTGGAAACCACCACGATCAATCTTGGTGCCGCGCCGGCGGGCAGACACATGATCATTGATGACGTGCAGCTCTCCTGCGGCATCACCGTGGGCGACTCGACGGATCATTGGACGATCGCGCTCAAAAAAGGTTCCACCGAGATCGCCACCTGGGACAGCGACACAGGCGAGGATGGGGCGATCACGCAGGGCACGCCGACGAGCATGAACTTGTCGTCCACGTTGGCGAATCGTGTCTTGGATCCAGGGGACGCCTTGACCCTGGTCCTGACAAAGAACAACGACGCCGTCGGCATATCGGCCGGCGATGTTACTGTGATGGCCCGGTTGGCCTGAGCGTATTTTTCGGTGCCCACGGGGACGGGTGCCTGGAGTGCTTGAAAAGGAGCCGCAGAAATGCACCTGGGACACCTGACAAATCTGGACGCCAATGAGCAGATCTTCTTTGCCCGCGAGCTCGAGCACATCAAGGCGAAGACCTATGACATCCTGCGGGAGGTCTTGAAGATCCGCAGCATTGTGCCTGTCAGTAACGAGGCCGGATCGTATGCTCAGACGATTACCTATCGGCAATACGATCAGACAGGGGTGGCAAAGATCATTAGCAACTATGCGGATGATCTGCCTGTCGCCAACATCAAGGCGCGTGAACACAGCAGCCCTGTGCGATCGCTTGGCATTGCCTTCATCTATTCGCTGATGGACATTCGGGCCTCGCGGGCCACCGGCAAGCGTTTAGACTATCGCGAACAGATGGCGGCTGTAAGGGGCATGGCCGTCACCACCGAACGTATCGGGGCCGAAGGCGACTCCGATGCCGGTCTGGGTGGGTTCCTGAACAACGCCAACGTGACGCTCATCAGCGCCGATGATCCCGGTGCGGGCACGCGGTGGATTGCCGACAGCAAAACGGCCGCGCAGATTCTGTATGACTTGTCGTATGCGGCCAACTATATCATCGATCTCACCAAGGAGGTCGAGGAGCCCGACACGCAGCTCCTGCCGACGCTCGAGTACGGGCATATTGCCACCAAACCGATGTCGGAGTCGGACAGCAACCCAAGCAACACGATCTTGAAGTTCCATCTGTCGACCAGTCCGTGGATCAAGACGGTTGGTAGCTGGAACCGGCTAAAGACCGCCGACGATGCAGGTACCGGGCCGCGCATGGTGACGTACAAACGCAGTCCGGAAAAGGTCACCCTCGAGCTCCCGCAAGAGTTTGAGATGCTGGCTGTGCAACAGGAAAATCTTTCGTACAAAACCCCCTGCCATATGAGGCACGGTGGTGTGATCTTCTACTATCCGTTGTCGTGCCTGTACATGGACGACATCTAAGAGGTCCGCATGATCTTGGTGGAAAACAGGGAAGCGCGTGTCCTAGGCCCTGCCATACCGCAGGAGCTGGGTTTCCTGCAGCTCAAACCGGGTGTCAATGCCGTGCAGGAGGAGCACTGGGAACATGCGCTCAAGACGGGCTTTGTGAAAAGGCGCCTGGGCAAGACGCTGATCGAGCGCGGAAAGACGGACAATGGCAAGGGTCTCGCCGGCATGGTCCCCCTCAAGGCCCTTGAGCTCGTCAAGGGCACTTTGGACATCCGGCAGCTCGAGGAGTGGCGAGAGTCGGAAAGACGCGCCAAGATCACCAAGGCCATTGACAGGCAGATCTCTGTCCTGAACGAGGGGCGCCGCGGATCTGAGGAAGATTGAGGTCGGCCATGGCTGTGTCCGCCTCCGACGTCAAGGGCATGGCTACTGAGCTGGCCTCGGTGTCGGATGCCGTTGTAGAATCCTGGATCGCCAAAGCACTCCTGAGCATCAATGCCGCAGCGTATGGCGACAAGGCAGACAGCGCCACGCAATATCTCGCCGCTCATTATATCACATTGGCAGAGAGGGCTGGTGCAGGGGCATCATCAGGCACGGGGCCTGTTGTGCAACGCAAGGTGGGGGATGTCTCTACGACATTTGCCGTGGGCTCTATGGCGGCCAAGGATGCCATGTTGATGTCCACAGTGTGGGGTCAAATGTATCTCTCCTTGCGCGGATCGGTGTTTCCGGATAGGCGTGTGTAATGGCGGCCGGAATAATAGACAAGGATCATGGTTACAAGGCGCTTGCGAAAATCGTTAAGGGCTTCAAAGGCCACACCGTAGCCGTGGGTGTGTTGGAGAGCAGTGAGAAAAGACCCAAGGAGGAAGGTAAAAAAGAACCGTTGACTAACGTGAAGCTCGCCGGCGTGCATGAGTTTGGGCGCGAGGATGGCAGCATTCCGGCGCGCAGCTGGAACCGTGCGTGGGTGGACGAGAATAGGCAGCTCGTCCTAAGATGGAAACTGCGCCTGGCCAAGCAAGTGGTAAAAGGCAGAATCACCGAGAGACAGGCGCTTGGTCAATTGGGCGAGTCCATAGCCTCCGGCATGAAGGGTCGTATACAAAAGCACATTGATCCACCATTGACAGAAGCCACAAAGAGAGCTCGGGCGAGGCGTTTCAAGCACGGCAAGAGCGGCGACACTCCCCTGATGGATCTTGGTCTGATGGCTAATTCGATTGTGCACGAGGTGCGCGGTGTTAAGTGAGGCGATACTTGCCGAGGCCCGGGCTATCGAGTTCACAAGGGCCGGGGCCCCCTCGTCATCATATGGGCGCGTGGTGCCTGGGGCGACCTCCACTTTTACAGCGCGTGTGGTCGTGCAGCCATTGTCGTCCAGGGAGAGAATGCTTCTGCCGGAAGGCTCGCGCACGAAAGAGAAGGTCAAGATCTACAGCATCACGGCCTTGCGCATAGGATCGCCGGAGGCCGGCACAATCGGTGACAGGTTTGTACGCAATGGTGTGCTGTTCGAGGTGGATGCCGAGGCTTATTGGGCAGGCGACGGATCACACTACCGCTATTGGGCGACCAAGGTTGAACGCTGATGGCAGGCCTTGTCCCATTCGATTGGACCACGGCATTTGACGCCTTGTACACATGGCTGCATGGGCAGCTGGACATACCGGTATGGTGGGAGAACCAGGATCACCCGAGGGGTAGCTATCCCTATGCCACGCTCGGAGTGACAGCAGGCCCTGTGCAGGCGGGCGGAACCGATTTGCGGCGAGTGTCCGAGGATGCTCCCGGGACGGGTGTCTACGAGAAGGCTGTCACCGATCATGAGATGACCATATCATGTCAGGCATTTGTGTCACATGACGGGGACAGCGAAATAGATTTCGACAGCAATGCTGTGGCTCTTTTGTCGATTGCGCATGCATCCCTTGGTCTCAGGGACACTATCAGCACATTGAACAGCGCCGGATTGAGCGTGCGTGACGCAATGCCTGTGAGGAGTTTGCCTCCGTTGGCGGAAGGCTCTTTTGTGGATCGTGCAATTTTTGACATGCGCTGTGGATTAGCTTTCGTGGTTGATCCGGCAGAGTATGTGACGAGCATAGGCACCTTGTATGTGTCGTCGGACATGTCGGGTCAATCCGGTACCGGCGATCTGGACATAGACGACGAGCCGTTTGGAGGCTGACATGTCGCTTGATTCTCTGATCAATGTCACAATCACAGTGCAGGGCGCATCAGTAACGCGTGCAGGATTCGGCACCATCATGCTGTTGGCCTATCACACCAATTGGCCGGAGCGCGTGCGCGAGTACAGCATGGCCACGGTGCTTACGGACATGGTGACGGATGGTTTTGCGACGACGGATTCCGCCTACCTGATGGCAGTGGCTGTCGCCAGTCAGAATCCGCGGCCGCCGACGCTCAAGATTGGGCGTCTGGAGGAGACGCCTGTTGCGCAAAGCATCAAGTGCACACCTACGGCCGTCAACAATGCCACGTATACAGTGGAGATCGATGGCACCGAATTCGAGTACGAAGCGGATGCCACCGCGACCGAGGCCGAGATCACAGCAGGACTCGAGACGGTAATCAACGCCGGCAGCGTGGCTGTCACGGCCACCGACAACTCGACGTACATACAGCTGGATGCGGATGCCGCCGGCACCTATCACCAAATCAAGCTTTCCTGCGACGCAGGCACGCGCCAATGGGAGCGTGATGATGAGACTACGGATCCTGGCTATGCCACGGATCTTGCGGCGATCATCTTGGAGGATGATGACTTCTACGGGCTGGCCATAGAGGCGCACGATGCGGCGGCAATCACAGCCGTGGCTGCCTGGGCCGAGACCAACAAAAAGCTGTTCTGCCCCACCACCGGGGACACAGACTGCCTGGGCAGCGGCAGCACTGACATCATGAGCACGGAAAAGGCGCTGTCCCATGTGCAGACTGCCATCTGGTACTCGGATGATCCCAGCCAGTACTTGGGTGCAGGTGCAATGGCCGAGTCGTTTCCCTACAACCCGGGCGGGCAAAGCTGGGCGCTAAAGACCATTTCAGGTGTGTCCACCGTGTCCATGACGACCACAGAGAAAAGCAATGTGCATGGCAAGTACGGCAACTACTACGTGGCCATGGGCGGGGTCAATGTTACCTGGGAAGGCAAGACGGCCAGCGGCGAATGGATCGATGTGGTGCGCGGCAATGGGTGGCTGATCAGCACGATGCAGGCTGATCTCTTTGCACTGGTCGTTGGCACACGCAAGGTGCCCTATACCATTGGCGGACTCGGCATTATCCAGACGGCCATGCAGGGCAGTCTGCAACTCGCCGAAAAGCGCAATGTGCTTGTGGCTGGATCCACAGGCGTGATCATGCCTGTGATCAGCGATGTGTCGGATGCGGACAAGATTGTGCGCGTACTCAACGACGTGTCTTTTTTCGGGCAGTATGCCGGTGCCGTGCATAGCATGGTGATTGCGGGATCGCTCTCGTACTAAGGAGGTGCTCCGGTGGCAGTTCGCAACTACAATCTGGCTGAGGTGCAGGCTATATTCGGGCCTGTGGAGATGGGTGGCTATGGGGAAGAGGGAGGTATCCGTATCGAATGGCCGGAGAATCTTTGGGAGTACTCCAGGAACGCCGACGGCGGGGGTACGCGTAGCAAGAACAATGCTAACGATGCGATGGTAACCGTAACGCTTTCGCAGTCATCCGAGAAAAACACGGAGCTCAGTGCAATTCAGACTGTGGATAGATTAACCGGGGCAGGTGTCCATCCAATGATGGTGCGCGACACTAACGGCACTACTCTGTTGGCAGGGACATCGGCCTGGATTGAGAAGCGTCCTGATGTGGAATTCAACAAGCCGGCGACAACTCGGGCATGGGTGTTCCGTGTCGAGGATCTTGACGGACTCATTGGCCATGGCAACGAGGCGACATGAGAGATTCAGAAAGCAAAAAGATAGGCGAGCACATTTATACCGTGCGCATGCTCACAGTCGACACGGCAATCGATGTGCTTGTCGATCTTGTTGGAATGCTAGGGGAGCCCGTGGCCGAGCTGCTTGCTGCAGGCAGTGCGTCGGACATTGTCACCGGTTTCAGGGAGGATGGGGCCGAGGATGAGGAGTCGGGTAGGGCTGTGGCCTTGCTCCTCAGGGTGTTGGTAGGCAAGTTGCACAAAGACACCATCCACAATATTGTGAGAAGATTGGTAGAGGTGTCTGATGTCGATAACAAACCTCTTATCAAAAGCTATGCAGCGCATTTCCGGGGGGAGCTCTGCTTGCTGGCCAAGTGGTTATGGTTTGCGCTGCAGGTGCAGTATCGGGATTTTTCCGGTGCCTTCGAGGCTATCGCTGGTTCGGAAATGCGCCAGTCCGGCCAGGAGCTAGAGGGCTGATCGAGATCCCCGCCGCCGTGCAGTGGCACAAATGGCGCATAGTGGACGCAGGCATGGCCACCCTGCGCGAGATAGAGAGCCATTGGAGCCTGGTGGATCTGCATACGGCGCATTGGCTGCTTGATCAGCGTCAGGCGCAGGAGGGTACCGACTGATGCCGGGCCAACCCCTCAGAGAAGTCATATCGCTGTTCGGTTTCAAGTTGGACAAGAAGTCCTGGTCCAAGGCGGACAGGGCCGTCAACAAAATGCGCAGTGGCTTGTTGACGCTCGGTCGTATGGCTCTTGGTGGCGCGGGTGTGTATGGTTTTTACCGAATGACACAGGCGGTAGTCGACACCGGACATGCCATAGACAAGACATCAAGCAAACTCGGAGTGTCGACTGATGCTCTGCAGGAATTTCACCATGCTGCAAATCTGTCAGGTGTCGCTGTGCAGTCGTTCAACATGGGTTTGCAGCGCATGGCGCGCCGTGCCGCTGAGGCGGCGGAAGGGAAAGGGGAAGCCAAGGACGCGTTGAGAGAGCTGGGCATACAGCTGCGCAATAGCGATGGCAGTTTGCGCAGCACCGAGGATTTGTTCATGGACGTAGCCGGAGCCATGGGCAATGTGAGGGACTCCAACAAGCGGTTGAGGCTGGCCTTCAAGCTTTTCGACTCCGAGGGCGTTGCCCTTGTCAACATGCTCAAGAACGGTAAGCAAGGTTTGCAATCCATGAGGGAGGAGGCGCGCGTTTTAGGTGCGGTCATCGATGAAGACTTGATCAGGATGACTGTCTCCTACAAGGACGAATCGATGCGCATGTGGCAGGCCATCGGAGGAGTGCGTGATAGCATCGTCAAAGGACTCTTGCCCGGTATGTTGGCCACGGTAAAAGCTGTCAAAGAGTGGCTGGTGGTCAACAAGCAATGGCTGGCTTCTAACATATCGGATGCTTTGTCCATTGCCGGTCGCGCTCTGCAACGCGCTGGGGAGTTTGCGCAGTTCATGCTTTACGGGCTCAAGAGCCTGCTAGGTGTGCTGGATCCATTCCAGCGCAAGTTGCTGCTGGTAGCCGGTATCATGGGTCTGTTGTCGATGCTGCTTGGTGTGTGGCCAGCATTGGCCATTGCGGCGTTCCTTGCTATCGAGGACATAGTGGGGTTCTTTGAGGGCAAGAAGTCTGTCACTGGACAAATAGTGGAATGGCTCAAAGAGCTGTACGGGCAGCTTGCCGAAGCGCCTATGGATCCGGAGAATGGATATACGGTGCTTTTCTTTCAAGCCATTGCAAAAGCCATAGACTGGGTTAATGAAAGCTTGGATAAGTTATCCAAAAAGCTCGCAGAACCTATAGGCGATCTGGTCTATGGCCGCGGTCCCTTCTCCTTTGAAAAATTGCAGAACGTAACCAAAGCGTTGCCTGGGGCTAAAGAGGCCGATGAACTGGCTGGTAAATTCGAGAAGGCGCATGTAAAAGCCGCAGAAGGAGCCCTTGGTTGGATCAACAGCATACCCGGAGTAGAAGCTTTAAATCGTTTGGGGTATAAAGCAGGTATAGGGGTACCTCCACCTACCGAGCGGCAGGCGGCAATCTCTGCAAAAGGTCCGTCGGTGCAGAGCAATGTGACCGTCCAACAAACCATCAACCCGCCGGCCGGCACGAGCTCGGCCGAAGTGGCGGACATGGCAGGACGCAAGGCCGCCGAGAGCGTGTCCGCCGCCGAAAGGCGCGAGGCCATGCGTGTGTTTGCACCGCAGGTAACCGGACAATGAGCAACCTGCTGCAAGGTCTCAGTGTGCGCTATTTGTTTGTCGATCAGACAAACGCGCCGGATTACGATTACGTATCTTTTGATGCGATATCCGAAAGCACTAATCGGCGCACAGCCGATGTCACGCAGCACCCAGTAGAAGAAGGATCCGTCATTGCCGATCATGTTACTACACAACCGCGCGAGCTGGATATGGTTGGAATCATATCGGGAGTTCCGACAAGTCTGTTGGCTTGGGCCTCCCGTTCATCCACATATGTCTATGACTCGTATGACAAGCTGCACCAATGGATGACAGACAAGGCCAACCTATTGGTGTTTGCCGTAGACGACTATTACGAGAGCATGCAACTTGTCGGCATCGAGAGGGGGCATGATCACACCAAAGGCAAGGCAGCGCATCTGCATTTGACCTTCAGGGAGATAGTGGTAGTCAGCACGCGCACCGTGGATGCGCCGACACCTAAAACCGCAAGGGGCGCCAGCCGGAAGGCAAAGGGCCAAAAAGCGGCAAAGACCAGTGAATCCACAGAGGCCAATGAGACCTTGCTCTTATCCATAGGCAATTTGCTGGGAGGCTGATATGGCACTCGTGCTTCCCTTGGACTCTGTCGATCCCCATTACACGGTGACGGTCAAATTGGAGGGTGTGCGCTACCGCTTGGGCATGGACTGGAACGAGCGCGAAGGATCTTGGTATCTGTCGGTGGCGCAGGAGGACGGTACCGCGATCGCTTCTGGGTTGCGTGTAGTGCCGGATTGGCCGTTGCTGAGAAGGGTTGCGGACAGTGCAAGGCCTCCTGGCGAGATTGTCTTTCGCAACACCAACGCAGGTGATACCGAACCCGGTCGATACGACATAGGAGAGATTTTTGTTCCTCTCTACTACGAAGAGGATGAGCTGTGACCCTATTCCGTCGCACATGCGTGGCCAACCTGGGCGGCACCGAAGTGGCGGATCTGCGCCAGCAGTTCAAGGCCGATCACACCAGCGACAGCGCGCCCAATAAACTGCAGTATACTGTATATAATTTGTCGCCAGACAGCAGGGCCCGGCTCTCACAGGAGAAAGATCTTACTGTGCAGATCGAGGCTGGCTATGTCGATGGACAGACCGATGTGATTTTTTACGGCGACATCGAGCGCGTGGTACAGGCAAGGGAGGGTCCTGACTGGATCACCCGTCTGGAGTCTGCCGACGGCGGCAGGGCGTTGCGCGCGACAAAAGTGTCCTTTTCGTTCAAAGAAGGGGTCAAGATTGTTGACATGATCAAGCAAATAGGCAAGCAGGTCCTTGTCGATGTGGGCAATCTGGCCGATCTGTCTCAGTCTGATTTCCAGCGCAGGGTGGAAGAATACGCCAACGGCGATGCTATATTCGGCAAGGCGAAGGATGTGCTGGACAGCCTGTGCAAGACGGGGGGACTGGACTGGCGCGTGCAGGATGGTGCTCTCGAGGTGACCAAAAAGGGTCAACCCTACGGCACAGAGGCCGTGGTGCTTGCGCCGGATTCCGGACTCATAGGCTCACCCGAGCCGGGTGAGGAGGGGAAGGTAAGAGCCGTGTCCTTGATACAGCCCGGGCTCAAACCAAGGCGCAAAGTCAGGTTGGTGTCGGCGTCGATTGACGGTCGGTTTATGGTGTCCACGGTCAGCTACACCGGTGACACGCACGGCACCGACTGGTATGCTGTCCTGGAGATGGTGCCGTTGTGACAGACAAAGGATCCACACCCAGCCTTGCCGAGGTGCTGCAAGCGGCCTTGGATAATATCAAGGCACAGCTGCACGTAGCCATGCCCGGGACTGTGGTCTCGTATGACGAAGCCTCGCAGAAGGCCAACGTGCAGCCACAGATCAAGAGTCTGATCATCGATCAGGAGGGCAACGAGGAGCTGTTGTCGTTACCTGAGCTGCCGTCGGTTCCGGTGGTGTTTCCGCGCGGTGGTGGTTTTTTCGTGTCGTTCCCTTTGCAGCCAGGGGATCAAGTCCTGCTCGTGATCTGCGATCGCGAGCTCAACGTGTGGAAAAGCAAAGGGGGCGACGTGTCGCCACAGGATCCGCGCACGCATCATCTTGCGGATGCCGTGGCCATTCCCGGGTGCTATCCCTTCACCGATGTTCTTGCCGATGCGCATGCGTCTAATATGGTGTTGGGCAAGGACGGCGGCGCGCAGGTGCACATCAAAACCAACGGACAGGTACACATAGGCAGCGAAAACGCAGATGCCTGGGCGGCCCGCGAAGGCGATGACGTGCAGGTGACTATTCCGGCTGGTACTTTTCTGGTGTCGGCAAGCGGTGGCGTGCTCAACCCCAGTCCTGTAGTGGTGGACGGCAGCATCACAAGTGGATCGTCGACGGTCAAGGTGGACGACTGATGGATCTCAAGTTGGACAGCACAGGCGATCTTGATACCACCGGTGGTGAGCTGTTGCTTGTCACAGGGGCCGAGGCGATGGCGCAGCAGGGCAAGATGCGTTTGCGCATGCTGCTTGGCGAATGGCACCTGGATCAGCGCCAGGGCATGCCTTGGCTACAGATCATTCTCGCGGTCAAACCTTTTCCTGCGGAGTATGCAGTATCGAAGATCCGGCAGGCCTTGCTCGGGGTCCCTGGGATAATAGGGGTGCGCAACCTTTCTGTAATACCCGAGGTATCGACGCGCCAGGCATCTGTGTCGTTTGAGGCTGTAGGCAACGAGGGTTTACCCGTGGTCTTTGAGGAGTTTGTTTTGCCATGAGCGGCGTCGAGTCCACAGGTTTTGTCACCAAAACGACAGCCGAGATCTTGGCCGAGTTGCAGACGGCCATCAAGGACGCACTGGGCGCCGAGATGAACACCGAGGCCGATTCGGTCACAGGTGTTATCTTGGGTATATTGGCTGACAAATACGGTGAGCATTGGGAGGTCATGCAGGCCATATATGCCGCCAGGGATCCGGATGCAGCTGCGGCAGCTGCGCTGGACGCCGTGTGCGCTCTGACAGGCACGCGGAGGGATGACGCCACCCAAAGTGAAGTGACCGTTACCGTGACATGCACGGGTGTGGTCAATGTGTCTGTAGGCAATTTCATTGTTAGCGTGGATGGCAATCCGGATGCGCGTTTCGCCAATTCCGAGGCCATTGTCGCCGGCGGCGCGGGCGATGTCGACGTGCTGTTTGAGGCGGAGGAGGCCGGCGCGGTCGTGGCGAACGCGGGCACATTGACCGTCATAGAAACACCTGTGGCCAATATCTCCGCCGTGACCAACGCGTTGGATGCAGATACCGGCAGCGAGACGGAGGGTGACACGGCCTTGCGCACAAAGCGCTTGGTGGAGCTCGAGGCGGTCGGGGCGGGAACCTTTGACACGATAAAGGCCCGGCTAGCCCAGGCCGAAGGGGTGGAGTACAGCACCCTGTACGAGAACACGTCAGGCAATACGGACGGCAATGGCATCCCTGGCCACCACATGTGGCCGATAGTTTATGGATCGCCCATGCCTGATGGGGACGATGTGGCCCAGACGCTGTGGAGTGCGAAACCTGCCGGCGTGGGCATGCACGGATCCTCCAGCGGGACCGCAACGGACGCTGAGGGCGACTCTCAAACCGTGAGCTATGATGAAGCCACAGTGATCACGATCCATGCGGCAATCACGGTAGACACGGATGCCGATCTGTATCCGGCGGACGGGGATGATCAGATTAAGGAGGCAATCATCGCCGCAAGGGAGGCCTTCATTGCGGCGCAGAACGGACAGGGTATAGGGCTCGATGTATATTCTGAACCTCTCAAGGCTGCGGCATTCGAGGTAGCCGGTGTCATAGACATCACTGCCTGGACAATAGACACGGTTGATCCGCCTGTGGCCTCCTCCAACATAGCCATCGGTGTGGACGAGTTTGCATACTTCGACACGGCGAATATCGACGTAACGAGCTGAACATGGCACTCGAAGAAATCACCAATCACAGGGATCTGGCTGTCGATCTGTTGCTAGAGCAGCTCAAAGACAAGGTGAAGCTGGAGGCCTTTCTGCATGCGCTTGTTGGCCCTGCGCAGGAGCTGGAAGAGGTGGCGCATGATCTGGACACGGAGATGCGCCTGGACAATGCCGTAGGTGCGCAGCTCGACATGATCGGCCGCATTGTCAACCTGCAGAGAGGTAGCCTGTCCGACAGCGATTACAGGACAAGGTTGCGTGCGCACATACGCGCCAACCGATCCGAAGGCACTCCGGATGATTTGCTTGAGGTGCTGCGCCTGATGGTGGCGAGCAACAGCCTGTCTATTGAGGAGTACCCTACCGGTGTCGTGATGCGCATTGCCGATGCATTGTCCGAGGATCCGGATGCTATTGTGTCCGAGCTGGCACGGGCACGCCCTTCCGCCGTGCCTCTGCATCTGGAGTACACGCTAATAGATGATGCGGACACTTTTCAGTTTGCATCCGGTGATTCGGAGGAGGCTGATGAATCGGCAGGTTTCGGAGGCTATCGATGGATAGCTGTCGGAGATGATGCAGGCGCCCAAGCATACATACTCACATCGGATGGTGATCAGACTGCATGGACGCAGCGTACCAACCCCCAAGACGAAGATCTCAACAGTGTGGCATCAAACGGGAACGGAAGACTCGTCGCCGTAGGTAAGTATCCCGGATTCCCACAAGATCCCTACATCATCTATTCAGATGATGACGGCGAGACATGGACCGAAACTACGCCACCTTCCGAAGCTGATAATGTGCATTTGAATGCCGTATGCTATAGTCCGGATCTTGGCTTATGGATAGCTGTCGGCAACGATGCGGGAGCTGTTTCGCTTATACTCACATCGAATGATGGTGAAACGTGGACAGCCCGCGATAATCCCAAAGATGAGCATTTACATAGTGTTTGTTGGTGTTCCGGTATAGGTCTCTTTATCGCTATAGGATATCCGCAGGGAGGAGATTCCTATTTAATCACCAGTTCCGACGGTATAGCATGGACCGAACGCAGCAATCCCGTCAATGTAATTTTGCGCGGAGTGTGCTGGAGCGAGAGTTTAGGTATCGCTGTGGCTGTAGGTTACAGCGATGGGATTGATGGTGCCATCATCACAAGCTCGGATGGTGTAAACTGGACTGAGCGATCTAACCCCAAGAATTTGTGGTTGTATGGGGTATGCTGGTGCGAGATTCTAGGCCTATTTGTAGCGGTGGGTGATCCTGATGCAGATAGCTACATTCTAACCAGTCCCGATGGAATCACATGGACTGAGCAATCTGCCCCTATTGCTGTCACCTTGTTTGCTGTAGCTCAAAGAGGAGACGGGGAACTTGTGGCTGTAGGCGATACAGGAGGAGGCGACGCGGCTATCTTAACGAGCTCGGACGGCATCAACTGGACAGAACAGGCAAATCCGGCCAACTACGCGCTGTTTGCTGTTGCAGGCATCCAGCGATCCATTGGCGGCGCATGGGCGTACGTGAAGGAGACATGAGACATGGCAACAAAACCGACGAATCTTCCCCGATGGGCCACCGATGCGGGACGTACACTAGAACCTACGAGCGGGGAGAAGGATACCGGCTGGCAGGCCGGCTACACACCGCCTGCGCGCAAGATGAACTGGTTGCACCACACCGTCTACGAATATCTTCAATATCTGGATGCCATGGTTGTGGCCCTATTGCTGCGGGATCAGGTCGACATATCTGCAGGGGCAGGAGGAGACTCTTTTTTCTGCATCGCATATGATGGATCAGGTACTTTGGTTGCAGCGGGGGCCAACGGGACCATATTTTATAGCACAGATCATGCTTTGACGTGGACAAATGCCGATAAAGGATCTGATGATTACAAAGGGTGTGTGTTTGCCGAGTCTCTTTTTGTGCTGTGTCACGACAATGAGGGGATAGAGACATCGCCAGACGGATCTGCATGGACTACGCGAACCACGCCTGTCGGCACATATGCACTTGCGGATGTGGCCCACGGGGCAGGATCTTTTGTGGCTGTAGGGGGAGTGACTGCAGGCCTCTTGTCGGAAATCATAGTGTCATCAAATGGTATTACATGGACCGAGGAATTAAGTGTTAGTGACGAGTTACTTCTTGCTGTGGTCCATTGCACGGAGCTTTCTCTCTGGGTGACCACAGGTGAAGGTGGCACGATCTACACAGCCAGTGATCCTACCGGGACATGGACGTCACGCACGTCCGGTACGGCCGAGGATCTAAGTGGGGTGGCTTGGGATGGTACAACAGTTGTTGCCGTGGGGGACAACGGGACAATCATCAAATCGACAGACGGCATATCCTGGAGTGCCGCGTCATCAATACCTGCCACCATTACAGGACAACTCAGGCGTGTCCGGTGGATTCCTGAACTAAAAATCTTTGTAGCTGTAGGATCAAATGCCATAGTGTACAGCTATGATGGAGATGTGTGGCATGACGCTCAGCCGGGCCTTGCGAGATCGCAATATGACGTAACATATGCCGGGGGATCCGTGATTATATCGGGAACAAGTGAAAACGTACATAGATCACTGCATGTACCTGAGTAGGAGCACAACATGAGAACTTTGATCCTTGGTCTTTGTCTTTTGATGCCGGCTCGGGCCCTTGCTCAGCAGGAGCTTTCGGCTGACTACCTCGACATGAACGGTGTCGCGCTTACCGACACGCCGGAAACCGAGGCTATTCCGATGGCGGCGCACGGGCAAATGACCCAGCTCACTCTGCGGGCGACAGTCACATGGGGAACCACGACACAGGTGATTGCCAAGTGCAGGACATCGGCATCCGAGGACAGCGGATACACATGGATCGATGCGTGTCATTGGGACGGATCCTACTATCAATGCAAGCCTATGGAATGGCGCTGGAACAGTACGAACAGCGCCGACGGGCTGCTCACACTTGAGCTGCGGGTGAATGCACGCTATGTCAAGTGCAGATGGGATGATCCGGATAACAACACGGGAACCTCGGTGGTGACCGGGACAAGGGGACAACCGTGATGACCACGGATAAGTTCGACTGGCGATCCTTTTTTTGGTTTGTAGTTTTTCACGTGGCTGTCCTGGTGGCGGCTGTGCTGCTCAGCTTGTTTGTCCGCACATCCGAAGTCCATGCCGAGGGTTGGTTCAATCCTGGCGTCGAAGGGGGGAGCGGCGGAATAGGCGAGCACGATCTGGACGGCAGTCGCCTATACGGCGACAGGGCCGATGATCCCGACACTTATTGCTGGCACGCGGCGGCGGATACGTGGCGCTGCGTGGCAGGCGGTATAGACGTAGTCGATATTACGTCCACGGGCATCAAGGTGCCCGACGATATCCCGTTGTGCCTGGGCGACGATGATGACATCTGCATCGAGCACGATACGGATGGATCGCCTGATGGTCTGCGGCTCACCCAGAAAGACTGCGATGGATCGCCATGTAACCCTTTGGAGTTCTACAAGAATGGCGGCGCAAACGTGATTGCGATGCGGGCTTCGTCGTTCACGAACCCGAACGCTAAGATGACTTTTGGACCGCCGGCAGCATCTGGCTACTCTTTAGGTGCAAATGATTCACATTTCACGGGAAGGGTGGAGATCGATGGGAGTTTTTATGCTGGCGGCGAATCATATGTTGGCAATGTAAATATCCCATATGGGGAAATATTAGGAGCAACATCTTATGGTGTTATAAAACCGAACTTATCTACACAGACTGTTAAGACTCTTGCCTTACTCACCGGATCTAACTCGAATTATATTTTCATTGGGTCCTATGATGACAGGGGGACTAACTTCGGCATAGTAAAACCGAATGACAACGCAGTCATAATACAAAGTATCGACGAGACGGATATAACAAAACACTCTGTATTATTTTGGAACCGCCTCGCCCTTGGTGGCAATGGTGGAGGTCTAGGTTGTATCAATCAGACCTTCGCCTACGACGACTTCGTGGACGGTGGTGGTGTTGTCGGGACTTTCGTGCTCGATGAAGGCATCCCGGACGGTGCGGTTGTGCAGCGCGCGATCCTGCATACCCTTGTTCCAGGATTCACAGGCGGCGCGAACTCGACGGCGACCGTGCAAATAGGCGACGGTACCGATCCAGATCGGTACAATACGGGCACGCCGAGCATCTACACAACCAATGCAAGTGGTGTCGACCTCGGTGCTCCATCCGGCGTGGTCCATCATGATGATGAGAAGGATGTAACCGTCACCGCCACAGTCGACAATGACTGGAGTACGATTTCAGCTGGTGGGGCAACAGTGGCTGTCTGTTATTGGACACCATAGAGGAGGGATTACCATGTTGAGGTTTATCTGTGGTTGTATTGTAGGCGTTATTCTTGGCACATGTATTTACGCATTAGCCGTGAGTACATCGAAAGGGTACACGGTTTTCAAAAGTGTGCCCATAACTAATCCTGTCGCCGTCGATATATTCGCCAGGGGCGTTACGGCTGCATGTAGCGACATAGACACTGAGGCTAAAGCAACGCCAGGAACATGCGCGGTGCACATGGCTATCCCGACAGCGGGATCATGTATCAGCATATGCGCGATCGACAACGATGGCGATGGGGTGTCAGATGTGGCTCATGCAATGGCGACGTTTATGATGCCGGGCGATTTCGAAGTGAGCCCGCCTTAGAGCAGGAGTAGTCATATGGCAGCACGCAGAACTAAATGGTACGTGACCTCGATAGGGATCGGTGTGTCGCTTCTCGGAGGAGCGATCGCCGGTTTTACCCTTTGCGATCGAGTCAACGCTGCGGATCCGTGGTCGGCACGGAAGGAGATCGACGAACTAGACGCGCGGGTGACCGCCATCGAGAACAGCCAGGAGGATATTAAGAGCATGCTCCGTGCTGTGATCGAAGCGACAGGAGCCAAATACGAGCCACCATCCGACAAAGAGTGACACAGATGTTTGTCTTGTGGTAGCATCGATCCATGATCAAGGTGTGGCATGATCCTGGACATGGCGGCAGCAACAAGGGGCTCGAGCACGAGGGCTTTGTGGAACGGCACTGGAACCTCGAGTTTGCACAGCTTCTGACAGACGAGCTAGTCGGTGATTTCCCCGAGCAGCAGATCGCCAGGCATTCCGACATCGGATTGGGTTATGGTACAAGAGCGCACAAGGCCAGGCAATGGGGTGCCGACGTAGCGCTGCTGCACCATGTCAACGGCGCATTTTGGCCGGCAGATGGCCTTCATGAGGGCGGACCTCGCCTGCAAATGCAAGGGACCATTTGCTTCACGATGCGATCCAACTCGGCCCGGCTGTGGAGCATGGCACGCGTGCTGCTCTACCACTTACCCAGGGATCTGAGGCGCATCAGAAACGATCTGATCATCGCCGAATCCGACAATTGGACACGGGATGCGCATGGCCATCTGCGCCATTATGCCGATTTGAATATTCCGGCAATACTGATTGAATGGGGCTTTGCCACGAACCTGAATGATCGCGAAGCCCTGCAGGACACCCAGACAAGGCTGCAGATGATCCGGGCTGTTGCCGCGGCCCTGCACCGCTTCGAGGAGGCATGACATGCAACCCTTACCACATGACGGCTGGAGAAGCCGGACCTACCTGACCACGCTCGGCCTGCTGTTCCTTGTGCTCCTGGTGGCCACCTTATGTCTATTCTGGCCCGGCGATGCGCCCAAATGCACCTTTGTCGAATGGATGGACTTCGTCCGGGGCCCGGTGGTGTGGATTCTCGGGCTCGGCCTGGGCAAGGCCGGCTGGGACAAGCACGAGCAGCGCAAGGCCGGACAGTGATCAGGGCGCTCAAATGGATTGGCGGACTGCTCGGCCTCCTGCTCGGCGCCGCAGGCACGGTGCTGTGGTTGAGGCGCAAGCCTGCAGTGTCGGCGACAAGCGCAAAAAGAGCGGCCGAGGACGCCTCCAGGAAAGCCAGAAAGGCCCGGGAGGATGCGCAGAATATAGCGAGCCTGAAGACGCGTCAGGATCGCATGGAGACACGGGAGAGGATCGATGCTGAACATCCTGATCTCGGTGATGTGTTTGATCGGCTCGACGGCAGAGATTGGACCACACGTCGAGACTGATATCTGGACAGCCCCACAATTCCCCGAATGGCCGTCTGGCCTTGGCACCTGGTACGGCACTCCAATCGACGCCAAATGCATGGCTCGGGATACGATGCAAATGCTCGGCGAAGGCAAGTGGCTACCCCAAGACAGGGCCGATGCCACAGCCCAGCTGATCGTCAATTGTATGGAGATGCCTGGCCTGATGCAAAAGCAGTTGGACAGGATCCGCCTTGAGCTTGTTCCGGATCTCATCAACGCGGCCGTCGACGAGACCGTGGCTTGGGATCGCACCCAAAGGATTGTCGAGCAGGAAGACGGTTGGTTTCTGTCAGGCCTTGCCTTGACAGTCGCGATCGTCATGGGAGTGATCGGATTCGCTGGCGGACTCGCCATCGGTGTCGCTGCGGCGCATTGACTGCCGCCACTCAAGCCAGCTGCATAACAGTCGCCATCTCCAGGCCAGCCCCAGACCTAGCACCACACCCATGACGGCGCCGAGCACGGTGCATGCGACACACAGCGGCAGCAGCTCAGCCATCGGACATGCCCTCCTTGACGGATCCAGGCTCGTATATCTCCCGCCACCAGCCGGCATCCAATAGGTACCTGCGAACGGCCGCCGCTAGGCCCGACATGCAGCCGTATTGGATGCCCTTGCGTCGCAGGCCTCGCCATATCTTGGAGGCCCTATCGGGATCCATCTGGATGCGGGCCCACCTGAGGGCCACGTCTCTTGGCACGTCGGACAACTCCAAACACAGCCACCACCGGCTTTGATCCTTATTGAAGATCATTAGCGCTGCACCATGGTGTCATCCGGCCATATGGTCACGCCAGGGATTGGCATCGAAGTGCCGTACCTTTGGGCATGCGCACGTATCTTGACAGGATCGGGACTACAGAATTCACGCGGCACCAGATCAGGTGAGTTGATTTGAAAAGAATAATGTTCGATCTGATGCATCCCTTTAGGCAGGTGCGTTTCGACAGCGGATGCTACTTGCACCATAGCCTGCACCGTCCGCATGTCCCCTGCTTGATGTGCCCCTTGGACGGATTGCAGCGCCAGGCGGCGCTCCTTCTCCAATTTCCCCCTGCCGTCCCTAATGCGCGCCTTGATGATGCGCTCAGCTTCGCTGTAGAAGTCGATGGCCGGATTGAACCAACCGCTTACACGTTCGAGCTGCTTGTTGAATGGGCGGCGGGCTTCTGTTTTTTCGTCCTTGTACCATTTGAGTTTGGTTTTGATGTACCGCAGGATGCCGTCCGCCGAGTCGATGTCCTTTTGGTCGCGTATGGGGAGGGCCCGGAGCATGGCAAGAGTCTCCTCTTTCGTGCGCAGATCCTCCTCCGCCTTGTCGCGCACAACCCTGTCGGCCAGCACGGCAAGCATGGCCCGCACGCCCTCGTCTGCCTGAGCCTGGGCTTGCTCCTGCACAGCCTCGGCCTGTCCCAATGCTTCCGGAACGGAGGGCTGCTGTGCAGGCCCATGGCAGACTGCCTGCACAGCATTGAGGTGCACAGCGCACAGCGGCAGCAGTTCCGCCTCCTGCAATCTGTCTGGGTAGGCCTGCCGTGCGTCGATTGCCGCAACAGCCTGCGCTTTGCACCGCATGGCGGCGCAGGTGTCGGCCTTGATTGTCTTTTTGAGGTTCGGTAGCTTCATTCGGAAATCCCCTTGATAAGTTTTGCGTTGGCAAGTATGAAGGTAGCTTGATCCAATATATCTTGCATGGGCCTGGACAGGTCAGCTCCGTCCAAGCCGTGCTTCATCAAAAACAGGGCGACATGCAAATGCGCCACCAGCGCAACCATCGCATCCATGTCGTCCATGTGCCAGTACCATTCGCCATCGTCGGTCATCTTGAATATCATTGTGCACCTGTTAGCATTCGCGATCCGGCGACGGCTTGTAGCTGTCGCAATGCCGCCGGCGCATTTCGTCATTGATCTCTTTGACCATGCCTCCGCTACCACATTCGCCAAACATCCAAACCGGATGCGGATCCAACCCTATGTTTGGACATGTCCTACCAAGTACATATCGATCATACCGGTGCATGAGCTCGTGCACCAGACTGGTGTCAAATACGCATACCGTTCCGGGCGGCAGGTACACGCGTATATCCTCGTCAGTGGTGCACAAAGATGCCATGCCTCCGAGCTGTTCGCCATCGTCCTTTTCCACCGGCTTGTCTGTAAACCAAATCGCAAACCGATGCATGTCACTACCACCAAGGACCCTGACGATAGCATCACGTACGGCGGTCTCGTCCACAGGCTCACCGAGTATTTGTACGCGTTTGGCCTGCTCTTTGGACCAGTCGGTCCAATCGCCGCAACCGGACAATAGCATCACAGCAAGGACCAAGGCACAAACGACAAATACGATCGTCTTGATCATGGCTATCCCCAAGGTGTCCCGTCAGGATGAGTCATCGGAGCACTTGCGCCTGTTTTAACACCCTTATCTTCGTTGTTGCTCCATTGCTTTATCATGTTGCCGAATGTGTCGACGACAAACGCCACGTTGTCGGCCGGCTTGCGTTGATCGCTTTTACAATGGCTGCAGATCATGCTCCGGCCGAAATGCACCCAGCCGCACGCTTTGCACACCCATTGTTTGCCGAACTGCGGATTGGCTTCACGCTTCGCGATGCTCCTGCCGTTCATGCACTTCTTGCATTCGCCATGGAAACCGTTGCGGTTGCGCGGTTGCTTGTAGAAGTGGTTGGTGTCCAATGGGAAAGTCTCGCCGCAACTGTTGCACATGCGCATGCCTTTTTGGCACAGAATACACTCGCTGCTGTAGTGGCCGTCTATGCGATCAAAGTGGTCCGTGTTTAATGGTTTCCTTTTCCCGCACCTGCCGCACAGGCGCCTGCCATCCCATGCCGGCATCACAACGCTCCGCAAAACGACAGCGATAGTACCAGACCCGCCAGCAGCAGTCCCAACAGCGTCTTATACAGGTGCCTTTCGGTCCACGCCGAATGCACGAATATTTCGATCTGTCTCTTAGTTCGTCCAAGCAGTCTCATTGCGATGCTCTTTTCTTTCGGTTTCTTTTCAGGCGCTCGAGCAGCATGGCGCCACGGGCGGCCGATCGGAGCGTGCTGCGGTATGCTTCCTCTGCATCGGACGTGTCGCCGGCGCCGAGCTCCGTGCGCATGACTTCGACCTGCTCTCGCATGCGTCGCAGGCCGAGCACGTCATCCCTTTGACCCTCGCCTTGAGGCCTGCCCCTGTATCTCATGACAGCTCGGGCTCCATGACGATGGTACCATCGTCCATGATGCCGACCGACAGGGTGGTGCCGCACGGGCAGTTGCGCAGCTCTAGCTCGGCCGGCTCGCCGGGCTCCCTCATCTCCACCGGCATGCGACCGATCAGCGGCAGCTCCTGCCACTCTTGCAGGCTGTAACCAGTGCCGCAGCATGTGCATTGCTTGGTTTGTGTCACCGTCGTCTCCTGCGATAGCGCTGCCATACCCTCCGGCCCGGCGGCGGGAGGGCATGGCAGACGGGCTATTGCTCATAGAGGTACGGATTGACATCTCGACCGTCGTAGGCGTACCCACTAATGATGTACACACAACGCGAATCGCTCCAATACAGTTTGGCGCCGGTCTTGAGTATGGCAATCGGACCATCTGTCGGTTCGAGGTCAACATCCTCTGAGCCATGATAATGCTTGACTGCCTCGACCACGAGGTCACCAAGATTGGGCACCTGCAACTCCGACAACAACTTACCCCAGCAGGTGTTGTGCGTGTTGAGCTCTACCGTCTTCATCGTCTTCTCCTCTAAGGGGCTGACTCGTCAGTGCAGGGTGCCCAGCTCCCGCAGACCGCGCAGTTGCGCGGTTTCGTCGGTGCTACTCGGCGCAATCGCGATCTGGCCCGACATCCGACTCGCCCCGCACCCATGCTTGACACGCGATCGTCGCTTCTTGCACCGTCGCGTACATTCTGTGGTAGTCATCGTCATGCCAGGCCCACCACTGCTCCTCGAGAGCCGTCTGGGCCTGCGCGTCGGCGATGGCTTGGGCGCAGAGTTCACGCGCCCTCACGTCGGCATCCACATGCTCGGGTACGACGCCTAGGGTCTCGAGCTCGGCGCGGTGCTCGCCCACCTCGGCTATGTAGGTCAGGCCGCTGGCGAGGGCTACGTCGCACAATGCCACTTGCAGGGTGTCGCCTGCCTGGGCGGCTTCGGATCGCAGGGTCTCGATCTGCTCGTCGGTAATCTCTCTCATCGTCTTCATCTCCTGTGTTTGTGTCGTCGTCATGATCCTAGTATCGGCGATTTTGTCGCAGATATCAAGAGGAATCGACACGAAAAGATCAACTTTTTTCATCAACGAAATCAAGCACTTCAGTCAGCACTAGCTGATACTGCAGGCTGCCAGATCCGTGTCGGCTCCCGCGGACCACGAGCTCCTGGCCGGCCCGCCTGCCGGCGACATCTACCCGGCCCAGCCATCGGTACATCGTGGCCCTGTCCACGCCGAGCCGGCCCTGCAGTGCCGCGAATGTGCGCGGACGCTGCAGCAGCGCCACCAGCCGGGCAAGCGTGTCGAGATCGAATGAGCGCGGCATACACACCTCCTGCACACACTGTACGGCAATTTTTGCCGGATGCCAAGGTTTTGTTGTCAGACCGACGGCGGATCCGCGGGCACATCTAGGATCTCGACGGTGACGCCGTCCGGCCCGGGCCGGGCCACCACGTCGTAACCATGCCGGCGCAACATGTCCAAGCGCCGATAGGCCGTGCGCTGGCTGATGCCACAGCTGGACATGATGTCCTCGATGGTCCGCGGCCCGTCGGCCAGCAGCCCGGCTACCGCTAACATGCCTGGAATGTTGGGAGGAGGCATCGGCGGATCCTACCCTACGGCCGCGTGTCCGTCAACAATTGCCGCACACGCCACAGGCCCAGGCCAACCGCATCCGCGACATTGTGCGCCTTCCCGAGGGGCACGGCCCTTGGCAAATACCCCTTGCCAAAGGCCTCCACATTGCGCCGGTGCACGATATAGCCTTCAATGTCCGACGCCTTGTCCGGCTTCGGGATGCTACCCTTCCAGTCGTGCGGCAGCACGAACTCGCCATATCCGCGCACGCCGCACAGCACACCGCATAGCACGAGCAGACGAGCAATGTCGGACTGCCTACCCTTCTGCCGGCTGGCGCGGTAAATCTGCGGGGTCTCCACCACAAATCGCTCACAAGGTGTTCTTCCGAGTATAATCGCCATGTCCATAAAATACGGAATGTCTGTCTTATATTGGATACCCCTGTCCTGCACCAGGCCGCATCCGGCAAGCCGAAAGAAGTGTACCCCGCCATCCAGACCGTGCTCGAGCAGTGCCCATCCGCACGCACGCACCCCGGGATCCACAGCCAACAGCCTCATAGCGACAGCTCCCCAGTCAACCTGATGCCACGCCTCGTGGCCAACTCAATGAAAGCAGATCGAAATTCGAGCTCGGCCTGCTCCGGCGACCAACCCTCGATCGCCAGATCATAGGGCAAAACGCTGTCGGGCAGGGACCAAGGCTGCGGAAGAGGTCCCATAACCTGTAGGCGCTCGGTCTGCAGCATGCGCAGATCCGCCTCGTTGATGGCGCTGTCCACCCATCCGCCGCTCTTGAGGTTCCATTTTTTATTCACAGCTGCTTGCATACGATTCTTGAGAATGGCCACCGGATCGGCATGCATGCCGTGTTCCAAACAGATGCACTGCACGGCCACAACGACAGGCCGTGTGATGTCCCCTATTATATATTCGTGGGCATCATGCATCAGGAACTCCAGCGCAATGGCATCAGTAACCATTCTGGATCCGAGTACGCAATGCTCCGCCACGGTAATGGCGGGATCGCCTCCGCCTGCATAGCGCACGATCCTGGACAGGTGCCTGCTGATGTCCAAGAACCCTATTGTCCTGGGATCAGGATCCAACAGGTTGATCACCGCCCCGTGATGAGTCTGCGACCACGTTTCCTTGTTAGCTCCTTCAAGCTTTGCTCCTAAGAACGTCTTTGAATCATGCATTCCTGGGCCTCCATGGGACGAGCATGCCGTCCCTATATACAGGTTTCGCCTTCTTGTACCATCGCCACATCAGACACGGCTCGGCCTGTGTAGGACAATGGGTAATCCATCTGTTAGCGGTGGTCTCCATTATATTCTGTATTTCCATGGCACATACATGCGCCGCCTGCGGCTCGGCAGGCACCTCGACAATCGCCTCATCATGCGGAAAATTGACTACCCTGCATTGATGTCTGTAGAGAACCGATTCGCAATCCGCGTAGCATGCACGGATCAGCATATACAGCGCCGCTAGTGCCGCATCCGATGCCAGGCCTTGAAAGAACGTGTTAGATCTTACCGTATAGGGTATGCCCGCACGCAGCCTACCACTGTAGATATGAGTGACGGTAGCCAGCTGGCCGCCACCGGCCATGGCACGGATCCAATCGAAGTATCCCTGCATGTCCGGCCATGTCCTATGATAGATCTTGATCAACCATTGGGCTTTAATCAAATCAAACTCCACCTTGTAGTTGGCCTTAGCGTAGCGCATCAGGCCCTGGGCCCCCATGCCTCCAGCCAAACCGAAGTTGACCGGCTTGCTCACCTGCCGGGCATCATCGACATCCGGATCATCTTTGCGCTGTTTCGCCTCTTCATAGGAGATCCCCAGCACGTTGGCGGCCATCATCAGGTGCGCATCCTGGCCGCGGTTCAGCGCATCACCTAACGTGCTGCGGCCAAAGACATGGTACTGCACCTCGGCGAGCGTGTGCAGCTCGAGCTGTGAAAAGTCGCATGCGCAATACAGTCTGCCTTCCCTGGGTGCGTGACATTCGCGTGCACCGCCCTTGCGTCCCCAATTCTGCGCATTGTGCCCTATGCCCGAGTCCTTGTCCTTTTTAGAGCTCGTCCTTCCTGTTGTCTTGAGAGAATCAAAATAAGGATGCATGGGCATGGTAGTGCCTTTTTCTAGTGCCCTGCAGTCCTTTGACAACGTGCTCTGTAGCCTTTGGTAATCGGACACCAGGCTCAGCAGGATGTCTCCGCTGTCATTGCACGTGTCCTCATTGATCTGCGGATACCTGCCGCTTTCCGTCCTTGGACAACCTGGCCACAGGGCGAGCATCCTGTCACGTATCGCTTTGATATTGCGGCTTCCATCCGCCCTAACTAAACCCTCGTGTTCCAGCACGATGTGCACGAGCTCCAGTTCCTGCTCGGTCCTTTCGCGCAGCAGCCGCACGGCCTCGTCGTCCGTGCGCATGCCCCATGCATGCACGCATCTCAATGCAATGTCATGACTAGCTTGCCGATGCCTGTCCACTAACAACCTGCCGTCATGCCGCCTGTCGATGTTCTCGTGCAAATCGTGAATAGGCCTGAGAATGACTGAGTCCTTGAGCGCATATCCCTTGGATCTGTCGGGCCACTTGCTCAGAGGCACCTTCCAGAACTCCCCAAAGCCCTCGCGCACCTCCTTGTCCTTGTCGAGCTCCTCGCCGAGCAGCCGCCTTGCCAGGACGCCAAGCTTGTACTCGCGCAGAACTAGCTTTCCATTGCGATTCGGGATCTTGATGTCACCAGTACCTATGTCTATCAGCTTCTGATCTAATGCCGTATCGATGATTCCATTGGCATCATAGGCGTCAAACACCAGCGGTATCAGATCGGGATTGTCCGCCATGATACAACACATGTCATAGGCTACGACATGTCCGAGGATCAGCAGCCCGCCGGCAACGGCTTCCTCGAGATAGGCTACAATCTGCATCTTGTGATTACGCTCCCACGCAGGCTCCAGCCAGTTGCCGTTGCCGTCGGCAAATGACGACACGACAACCGGCGGAGCCATGCGGCCCGGGCGAAAAGGAAATGTCTCCGTGTCCCAGGCAATGTAGGGCCGGTTGATCATTGCCCGCCGGAGAACTCCTCGGGCCTGTAGGGCCGCCATTTATGAGCCGTGACCTGTCCTCCCTTTTTTGTGCCGGCAGGCGCCGTGTCCAGGCGCACCAACTTGCCCATCAGCGGATTGGCCGGGCTGATCGCCAGCTCTGCCGCGGCAACGGCGCTCTGCTCATTCGGGAAGGCTTGTCTGAGCGCATCCTTGTCATAGGGATCGATGCCATTGCATGCACCAATGAACCCCTTGAGGCGTCCCTTCCACCCTTCCCAGGAGCAGGATTGGTACCAATTCCAGGACGTACCGGCTTGCACGGCGGGATTGCCGGACCAGACGATCTTGAAGTCCACGATCACGGAGTTGCTTTGCCTGCCTTGATTGAAAAAGACACGCTCTATCTCCGCTACGTATGTCGCCACGGTCAACGGCAGGTAGTTGCCTGTCTGCGATGGATCCTCGCTGCCCATGCCGTCGAATATGCTCCCACCGCCACCGGCAAAGGGCTGGCCGTACTGCGACGGGTAGCCGAGCTGCGCCGGTGGCTGCGACGGGTAGCCGGGCTGCGCCGGCGGCTGCGTCGGATAGCCGGGCTGCGCCGGCGGCTGCGTCGGGTAGCCGGGCTGCGCCGGCGGCTGCGTCGGGTAGCCGGGCTGCGCCGGCGGCTGCGTCGGGTAGCCGGGCTGCGCCGGCGGCTGCGTCGGATAGCCGGGTTGATTGGGATACATAGGATTGTGCATGATCTGTCCTTTACCTTGTCCGCGTTGCGGATCATTTTTTCCACATGGGATCGCCGCTGACCTGCAGCGCCCTCACTTCCGTATCGGTGGGCATGCCGATCCAATCGGCAAGCAGCAATTTGCTGTCGTCTACTGTAGTGTCCTTGGCAAACGTCTCATCCTTTCGCGCCTGTCTCCATCCCTCCCATTGCTCCAGGCAAGCCACAACAGCGTGGACTCCCACTTCATCTGCCTCTTGTCCCTCTCTGTGCGTCCTGCCTATCAGTTGATGACAGGTACTCCCCTTGGGCTCGACACTGATTATAAGGTTGCTGTGCCACATGTGCTGCAAGTTGCGGCCCTCGCAGTTGCTCTGGACGCTGGCTATGACATGCTCAGGCCTATCCAGCCGTTCAATGTGCCGGCCGCTACTGTCTTTCCCCTCTCGTTGGAAGTAAGGCAAGCCGAGATCCTTGGACAGTTTTTTACCAAAAGGTACATCGTCCGTCCACACGATTGTCGGATCTTTGCCATCCAGCCATTCCCCGCACCATTTGATCAGTGTATCGTCTATCCACACGGGCACGCTGTTGGGTTTGAATGTGTCGCGCACCTTGATCCATTCATTGTATTCTTTCGACTGCAAACGGCCTTTCTTTATGGCGAGCACTACCTGGAAAGGTGTGTCGATGTCCTTATATCTGCGGCTGCGAATGTCGCGCACGAATCGATGCCACTCCCTTCTGGCGTGAAGCCAGTCCTCCGGGGGTCGTGGATCCCAAACATTGTAGAAGCCACACACCAAATCCCGTGCGTGCCTCCAAAGATCCATAGGCTCGGAAAACAGGTGCCCGTCTGGTGTCTCCCATTCCGTACGAAGTTTTTCAAATGCGGGCCACGTCGCAGGACCGGGAATCGGCCTTTCGATCTCCAGTACAATAGGTATCTCCAGGCCCTTAGGCTCCACCGCCACGACCCCGGGAGTGGACACAAGTCTTCTCCGGTAAGCCTTGCGCACCACAGACAACGCATTGGAAGGGGATTGATCCTGGGCCAACGAATCCAGCTCCTCGCCATTACACAACGCAAGCAAAGCACCGGGTGCCATGCGTGCACCCTCCGGCACCTTCTCGTCGATAGCCATCATCCATTCTTGCAATGGACCATGGCGCAAAGGCATGGGGCATCTCTGGCCCAATGACCATTTCGCAAGATGCGCATACTCCTTGAGTGATCTGGATGATATTCTACCCGACATGAAGCACGCACGCGTCTCGGAATTCTCCCTGCGCCAGCGCATCAGTTTTCGTGTCACACCCGCATCAGTGTTTTTCAACCAATGACATTCGTCTGCTATTATCAACCTGGGACCAATCTCCTTCAACCTTTCCCAACCGCCACTTACGCTTATTTTTTGATAGGACAGGATTTGCGGCTCCACTGCATTCCAATGCAGCCCAAGGTCCTCGAAATCCATGTGCGTTTTGCCGACAAGCTTTGCCGGCACCAGTAATAGGGCCGGCAATAATCCGGTAACAATAGGCAATAGCAGGCTTATGAGAGTTTTCCCTTTGCCTACCGGTATTGGCAAGAGTGCACCACCGAAGTCGTGCATATCAGCAAGAGCTTGAGCTTGATGCGCCCACAGCTCCATGGCGCCGCCGGGTGTCCGCAGCATCATGGTCAGGCCAAGACGCAAGTTTTCCAATTCTGGATTGTCTTGCCATGTGCGCGCGGGCAGCCACAGAACACGCTCCAGCTCGGCGTCCCTCTGCACACCTTGCCGGCGAAATGTCCTTGCCAGACGGCCCGGGCCACACGCAAGATTCTCCCTGCGCAGGCCCGAGTCGACCAGCATCTTTGACAGCGCATCCTGCATCTGCTGGGGCATTCCTAAAACGGGACGTCGTCGTCCATCCTACCGCGTAGGTACTGTGCAGCTGCCTGATATCCCTGCGAGACGAGCTCCAGGATCTTGATTGCGTCTGGAATCGACAGCGGCAACGCAGGCGCATTGGCCGGAGGCGGCCCAGGAGGCTGTGGAGGCTGCACAGCCGGCTGCTGCGGAGGCGGAGGCGCCTGCGGCAGCTGCATGGGCATCTGCGTTGGAGGCTGCTGGGGAAAACCCTGCGTGATCGGCACCTGATGGTAGACAGGTTGTGCTGCCGGAGGACCGCCGTATTGGCCCTGTGCCGACATCGCTGCCTGCGTCTGTTGCTGCACCGGAGGTGGCTGCTGCACCGGAGGTGGCTGCTGCACCGGAGGTGGCTGCTGCACCGGCACCGGCCCGACAGACTCCGGCGGGTTGACAGGTTGTGCCGGGAGCGACTGACCGGTGGCCTGCAGGTGCGCTGCCACCTTCTCCTGCAACGACATTTCACGTGGTTTGTTCTCTGTCATGATCAAACCAAACCTTTCTTGCGGCGTCATGCCGCATCCATTGCCCATATACGGACATCCACCATACTGGTTGCATGCGTCACGCGGAGGCATGTCCTCCGGACGCACCCTCTGCTCTATCGCGAGCACCATCCTTTGCGCCACCTCGCACACCAGGCCAAACCTGTCGGCCACATGCTCGAGGCTCATCTCGAAGTCCACCGGCCTGGCAGGCCTGGGCTTGCTTTTTGTGCGCAGGCCGTACAACCATCTGCAATGCACCTTCAACGAGGAAAACTTTTGCAGTGCAAATGCCGCATAGATCACAGCCTGCACGTCCTCCAACAGATCATCCCTGGATTTCATCCATCGGAAGTTGCTGCCTGTGATCTTGGTGTCCTCTATCCACGGTATGCCGTCAGGCTGCAGCTGCAGGCAGTCTATCGCACCTCGCAACGCGAATGGCTGCCGAATGGGCAGCCATTCAAACGGAAACTCGGGCAGCGCCAAACCAGGGGAGGGCAGCCACTTGATCAACGTCTGCGCCACACGGCCCGTCGGCGTGTCCGGCGGCGCAATGCCTGCTTTAAGCCACTTGTCCTGATGCTTGTGCACCTTTTTGCCGAAATCTCTAGGCCCATCTTC